GTTGTGTGCCTTTTGGTATTATCAGCTTATCTTTTTTCTCAAGTTTGATTCTGTCTCCGTTCTCCATAATGACAAGCATACTACCTTCCAACACAACGATAATCTCTTCAGACTCTGTGCCGTGGGAATGCCATGCAATCTCCGTACCTTTCGAGAACTGCGTGTGGAAGATTTCACAATTGGTATGGTCCAATAATCGAAAAGACATCATCTTTCCTCTTTTTACAGTCCATTCTATTATACCGTGAAAGTCCCCAGGTTCTGCAAATGTCATGAAGCCTGTTGGAGCCTCAGGTAAATCCCTTAGTCTTTCTCTTATTTGTTCTTCTGTCACACACATATTTTAATACTTTAGTTATTATTTTACTCACATCAGTCCAAAGGTGAACTTTTTATAATTTCTTCCATCCCTGCGGATAGGCAGTAGGAGAATATACATTTGCATCAATCAAACTCTCACACTCGGTGTCGTAATTAGTGTTTTTAGCGCTGCATAGGTGATCTTCTTTAGCGTATTTCCCGGCAGCTGTACGAATATGAAAAGGTCCGTATCTGCGGGTGTTCCGGATGCCGCACTGCTAAGTAGTGTCCCGATGGTGCTGGCCGTCTCGTCATCGCTGTGCGCCTCGTGTATGTCCGTGTGGTCGTATGCGCTCAGGTGACTCGTGGTGAAGGCATACCCGGCGTTCCAGTGGGTGATGTCGCCAGATGCGACGGCATATACCGGATGGGACATAAATACCGGATCTGTTTCTATGGGCAATTCCTCTCCACCGACCTCTATGGTAAGGTCGATCTTATCGCACGTGCTGTCTCCCGATACGGTGATGTCGTACTCCTGGGCGTTATCGTCTATGTAAATCTCACAGCTCATGGTCACGTTGTTTTAGCGTCGCGTATGTACCCCAGTATCCCCTTCTTGCTGATCCGGTGCTCTCCTTCCGGGGCGTGTGCGTCGGCATAGGTGAAGGATACCTGAATGATGCACTGTCCAAGTTCCGCCGCTGCCGTCTGCGCCGTTGTCAGCGAGAAGAGCAGTTTGTCGTCGTCTGTTACGGTTATGAGCCCGAATCCATCCTCTACGTCCATCGACCACTTGCCGATAACGGTGCCGGATGCCACGGTGAAGATCCACACCCTGGCGCCGGTCAGCGCAACATCGGGGTCGATCTGAACGCCGTTCTGATTTATGGTTACCCGGATCTCGCGGGTGTCTCCTCTGAATATTATCATGACGGGTTGAATGATCCTGTTAATTCGCGTGTCATCTGTTCGGCTTCCGCGTCGGCGTCTGCCTGCATGCGCTTCATCTCCACGGGTGCGCTTTCAACCAGCGGGTTCTGCTCCGCCGCGGTCTGTGAACTCAGCAGCGCCTTACCCGGACGGGCGATCGAGAGGATCTCCATCTCCTCGCGGGTGTTCTTTGGAAGGTATGGCGTGAATACCGGCTCGGCGACCATCATGGGTACCTCCTTCTCCAGGGCCACGTTGATCAGCGTGCCGCAGACGTGCTGGATCAGGTTCAGCCGACGCTGGAACATCTCCCCGAAGAGTTCGATCTTGTTCTCGGCCTTCATGTGGGCGTCGGTGAACATCAGCTTGATGGCGTAGCCGGACATATCCCCGCCAATGGCCTGCATCTGCTCAAATGATATGTTGGGCGTCTGGGTCATGGCGTAGATCATCTTCTCCAGCAGTTCAAATTCCAGCTTCTCGCTCTCCGGTGCCGAATTCCATGACATGTACGAAGCGTCCGACCCTTGCGTGAGTTGGATGACCTTGCCGCTGGTGGTCTTCCCGGGCAGGCTGACGACCTCTCCGGTGACCTTGACCATGGGTGATCCGAAGTAATCGTTAGTGTCAGCGAAGTTGCTCTGCTTGGTCTCGAAGCGCTCGATCAGAGACTGGACCACGCCCCACTCGGCCTCCTCCTGGCTGTAGTAAATCACGGGGATCTTGCCCATGACGTTGGGGGTCTGTGTGACCACCCACTCGCCATTCACCTGTTCGCGGGATATGACCCTGAGATCGGTCCACGTGTCGAAATGCTCGGTCGCCTTACCTTCGGCACTGGTGACGCTGTATGATCGCGAGAAGGCCACCATATCCCCCGTGGTGTCGAAATACGGGTAAAGGGTATCTCCGGATGACGGGCTGAGCAGCTTCACGCGTAGCTTGTAGCGGTGTGACAGCTGGCTTCCCTTGAGCGTGCGTCCCCAGAATGATGGATCCTCGACCAGGTACCACAGTTCTGCGGCTTCGCACTGGCTCATGACCGTGCGCGCCAGCTTGCGGTCGAAGTACTTGCTTTTGTTATCCTCCAGGGTGCGCTCGATCATGGAGGTGAGCTGCTCCTGCGCGGCGTTCTCCGCAGAAGATTTCACCCTGACGGGATTGCCGAGCAGGAATCCCACGGCACGCTCGACGATCAGCCGCTGGAATGGGATGGCGATGCGGTTGACCCCCTCTGTGGTGGTTTCGTATATCTCATTCCCGTAGGAGTCCACAGCTCCGGTACCGCGGCGCACGGATTTCGATGGGCGGGCTATGATGTCGAATATGTCATGTTGTGACGGGTCGTATTGCTGCTCCAGTTCGGTATAGTCGGGAATATCCGGGCGCACCTGGAGGAGCTTTATCTGGTCCTGTACGGGAAGCTGAAGAATGTCGTCAATGGTCACGGCGGTATATTTTGAAGCAAATATCTGCCGTATGTCATGGTGGTGGTGATGTGACTGCGTGGTTATTCGTCACGGTTCGGGGTGTGTGAAGGGAATCAGAAAAATACGCCTTCGAGTTTCTGCGGTCGGCGATCGTGCAGCCCAAGCGAGCGACTATAACGGATTCCGTCAATTCCGTGATTATGGGCGTCTTCCGGTACGGGTAAAAAGTTGCCCATCCGGTCCTTCTTCCATCGGTAGTGCAAGTTTTCCCGTTCGAGGTTTTTGGAGCGTGGGCTGATGTATACCACGTGGCGCTTCAGATCGTCTATGCCAGCGTTCACCGATCCCTTACCCTTGTCTGCCGCTACCGCTTTTATACCCATACGCTTGAGTTCGTCGATTGATTTCGGTTCCGCGCTGTCGCAGACCACCACTTCACCGTGATAGCCGTCCTGTTTTATCAGCCTGGCGATGTCGGCGTTGGTAAGTCCTATCATGTATACCATCTCGTCTGCATATATATCGCCGTTCTTAACGGTAGTTCGCACGATGGCGGTTGGATCTTGCGAATACCCAAAGTCGAGACCGATTACAACCGTCAGTTTTGGATCTTCCGGAAAGTCGCGGTATTCCCACGTCGGGAAGATGCGGCCCTCGTCGATCACGCCCCATTCACCGAGGGCATATATCCGATGGTAGTTCTCGTCGATGCGGGAGTATCTCTCAAGCTCCTGCGTGTACGCCTCGTCGATGAAACGGTTGTCCTTGTATGTGGTCTTCAGTATGGTCGTCTGGTCGGCGTACTGGTGCGCGTCAAAGAACAGCTTTTTGATCCAGTGGTTCTCGTCGATCGGGTTGAATGTCATGGTCAGCTGAAGGTTCTCCCGGCCACGGAGGCGAAGGTTCAACTGGTTGAAGTCATCCTGGGCGAACTCGTTGGCTTCCTCCATCCAAATGCGGGTGATACCGGCGATTGACTTTATTTTCTCGGTGTCATCCAATCCTTTGAAGATAATCTGGCTGCCGTTGTGCGCAAAGGTGAATACTTGGTCCGATTTGTTTTCCGTGTAGAGGTGCGCCAGGTTCCAGTCTGTCAGTATGCGGCGCGTCAGGGCGATCACGGAGTGTTTGAGCGTACTGGCATACTTTCGGGTGACCAGTATCGTTTCCTTGCGCTGGATGGCTTTGATGACCTCGTGCTGTGTTTGGGTGAATGATTTGCCTGATCCCGATCCTCCGTAGTTGATCACGAAGCGGGTGTCTGCCTTCCTTAGCCGGTGGAATAGCGGGTTGAACAGCTCCGGTGCAAAGTCGATGGTCGTGACGCTCATTCCGGATCAGGGAGTTTTACCAGGATGGTCTGACCGTTGCTGGTGAGGTCGGTCTTTACTGCTGCGTTAAACCCAAGTAGTCCGCTAAGGCTGTCCAGCGCCTTCTGTTTGTCGAATAATTTTATTTTGACGTACTCAACATCGATGATCTTATCTTCGCCGCCGATGATTGCTTTCTGCTTCATCACCTTCGTGCTTATCTCCTGGATGCACGCCTTTTGGTCTTCCGTCAACGTCTCAAATTCCTTTAGGCTTATCCATGTGTTATGAAGGTGTGCGATGCTGCTGAATGCGATCTTTGCATGTTCAGAGGCTATCATCAGGGCCGTAATACCAGCCGTTTCGGCAAGATTATCCTTCATGTGCTGGATACGGGACTGAATCTCAAGTTTCATCAAGTTTTGTCTTCCGATTTCCGACCCTGTTTTTTTGCTATATCCAGCCCTTAACGCCGCCTTTGTAGCGTTCATTCCGCAGGCGAGGTATTCGTAGCAGAATCTCTCTTCCTTCGGCGTAAGTTTTCTATGCGACGGCGTATTCATTCTTTTGTCAACTGGTCGTAAAAATAATCCATCTCCGCGCGGAAGGTCGGATATATGCGCCGGTAATTCTTCACGGTACGCAAACTGTGACTGATTATGGTCCGGTGGCATCCCAGCACGTCACACAGCGCAGACGCCAGTCCCTTGCGCACAGGAACATCGTCATCGAAGTACTGCGGATCCTCCATCTGTGTGACCACGCCGACGAATACCAGCCGCTTGTCCACGTTGGTGCGCACCTGCTCGGCGTTGAGGTGTGCTGCCCGGCAATACTTGGCGAACAGCAGGGGGATGTCGTCCAGGGATCCCAACGCGCCGGGGGTGTCAACCATATTGAGGATTGAAGGGTATCGGCGTTTAAGGCGGTGATAGATGCGGCGGTAGTTAGGTTCCATGCGGTCAGGTTTTTATTGTTAATTCTTTACCACATAAACAGTAAAAAAGGCTTTGCAGTTGGTGGACGTATTGCAATTCGACAGGCCAATCATTATATTCTGCATCATATCCGCCGGGAGTATACTGCCAATAATACCACCCGTCCACACTCCAGATACTAAACGATGTCTTCCAATATTCATTGATTTGAACACTGATTTTTGCTTCGACTCCGCAATTTTTATACTCAAATTCAAACCCGAACTTTTTCAGCCATTCTTCGGTTAATGGGATTGGATCAATGTCTAATACTCCCTTCTCCACAAAATCCAACTCCATAATTCCGACCACAATAATGCCTTTCCTTATGTGGTTAACCAGATTCCCTATTCTTAATTCTCTTGCTTCCATAAAATCTATTTTAAGCCACCTAATCGTTTTTAAGCCACTTTTTTAGTCATGTCGTCACTTTGTCCGCATCCTTGGCGAAAGTGCCTAATTTCGCCTCTGGTGTGCCTGATTTTAACGTTGCGCTGCCATCTCGAACACCTGGGCGCGCAGGGCGTTGACCTTGCTCACCACCAGGTTCTCCCGGATGTACTCATAGCTGGCGCGGTAGTGCGCCTCCACGTCGATTTCTCCCTTCATCAGCGCCGATGCCGTGGCGTAGAAGTCCTTTGGCGCGTGCCGGATGATGCCCGGGCATTGCCATTCCTCCCAGTCTGGGGCGATGCAGACGGTACCGGCCATGGTGGCCTCGATCCATGCGATATTGGACCGAGAATGGTTGAATCGGGTGTCGGCCATCGGGAAGAGCAGCGCCCGCACCCTCATGGCGCGGAAGTAGTCGAAATACTTGTACAGGTCGCGTCCCTGCAAAAATATGTACTTACGCAGAAAGAATGGGTTGACGCCGATGAATTTCACCTTGTAGCCGTCGTCGATCAGCTGCTGGAAGTGCTGCTGGTAGGCGTAAATGTCGGGGAGGTGGTTGCGCATACCGCGATACAGCAGTATGTCGGAGCGCTCGCTGGTGAACGGGCGCAGCATGTCATCCGGCACGGCATTTGGGACGATGTGGACGTTTGGCGAGAACTGGGAGTAGTCCTGGTGAATCGCGCGCGTGCTGACCATGGTGGCCGTGGCGCCCTGGAGCAGCAAGATCAGGGACTCGCGGAACTCGGCGAATCCGTGGGCGTTCTCATGGGTCACCGGCACGTTGAAGAGGTTGTCGTCATAGTCCAGGACCACGGGGAGCGCCATCTGCTTGCAGTAGTTCATGGCGTTGATGGCCTGTCCGTAATTCGGAGGTCCGGGGCGCTGCATCCACACCAGGTCGTAGCGTGCAAGCACGGGCCATGTGAGCAGGATCTCGGGCCAGTCAAACATGTCGATGGAATACCCGCGGCGCACCAGGTCGCGGACCACTCCGGCGGCGCGGTAGTGACTGGTGGCGTCGCCCTTGTTCATTGTCAGGAGCAGGATCTTCATTTCCGGGTGCGTTTTGGTTTGACGGGTGCTGCGGGCTTGGTATTCGCTTCCGACTGCGGTGCTTCGACCGGAAGGTGGTGGGCGCACTTCTCCCCGCGGATGGGTGAGAACAGGAAGTACGTCTGGTTGTCGGTTGCCGGTGCTTTGTAACGCAGGCAGGTTGATTTGATGGGGCAGTATTCGCCCCAGCATTTCAAGTCGATTGTGTTCATGTTAATTATTTTACTTTTTGGTTATTTTCTGAACTAACGGGATAATAATTCGCAACTCTGTTTTTTCGGTTTATACATCGGTGAAACAAACCAATCAATTGCACCTATTCCTTCTAAATACCTTTTGCAGTTGTCTTTTAACGGGCATCCTTCCCCGGAACATTTAGTAATGTCTTTCATTTCGTTTCCTCCCATATTTTAATAAGTATCTTTGATGTTTCATTCCTCTCTAATTTTGAAATCCATTCCGTATTTCTACCAATCAGCCACTCCGCAAAGGCTTCCATATCCTCAGCCGTGTAGGTAGGCTTCTCTAACGCTTTAACAACCGTGTCAATGGCATCAGAAACATATTGGTCACCAATGCTGTGTTTAAACTTGTCTGTTGTGTGCTTGTGCAATTTGAGTATTTCTATTGCACCCGTTAAGTTCATCTTCATTTTGTTTCCT